GAATATGTACTCCGCTACATTAGGTTCAAAGTTTTTTGATCCAGAAACAGCCATTAGTGAGACCTCTCATACCGGAACCTTAGAAGTTCTTTATGCATTCAAGAACAACCGTATAGGTGTCACCGGAACCGTGACCTACTGTTGTAAACCGCAAATCTCCAGTAGGACTGGATGCAGTGTTTGCCAACCCACCGAATGATGAAAAGTCAAACTCGCCCTGATAATCAGTGGGAAGCTCTACGGCCAACGTATCCGTACTGGCGTCGAATAGTATCTTTAAAGATAGACCAACTGTACTGAACCATATCTTATTTATACGAACACCCGTGCAGGCTGTTCCATCTTGGAGAGTCGCCAATCCGGATACGTCTACCGCCAAGACCGCACTTTGCCCAGTGTCTACATATGTGTAGGCGAAAGATTTGACCAGTTTTCTCGGCCCGTCTTCTATCACCTTCTCCGTAAAAGTATCGGCCATAACCTACTCCTTGATTACACCCATCAGGACAAGGCGCTTACGCTCCGCGCTCCCCTCTGGAGGAAGGTCCACAGCAGACTTTTTAGAAGCTTTTTTCTTTGGCTTCTCCTGAACAAACGCCTCATTTACGTCAGGCGTTGAGGGATCGTCTGCTACAAACTTTCCTGATTTCGTTCGCGCTCGTTTAGCCATAAGTCTTCTCCTTAATAGCTAACACCGCGATCTTGAGCGACAAGGATGTAGTCAATCGACATCGACTTGGTTCCTGTAGCGTTACCGGAAATCTCCATCGCCGCCGCTGCCATGTTAGCGGTGGGAATGTTGGTGGTGTGCGTACCAACAAGAGAACGATTTATATAGTACTTAACCGTGTCGGTGCTCGTACCCTTTGTAGCAACGAAACTGACAGTGACATTAGTGTCATCAGCAAAGTCATTAGCCGCCGCAAGAGTGGTATCCGTCTCAGAATCACCAGACTCTGAAATCAAATGCGGAGTTGCATCGCCATCATCAATTTGAAAGCCGATCCTGTTTGACGCGGCAAGACAGTTCTCTGGGTTGGTAGCAAAGTTTTCGCAGAGACCAATGAACAGATCCATTTGGTCAGCGTCCGACATGGAGAATCTAGCTTCAAAATAAAGCTTCTCACCCGCCGTGCTAGGTAATCCAAAGATCTCATTACCTTGAATTGATGCACCGTCATTATCGGTAGTTGCCTGAGACGACAATTTCACAAAACCACCAATCGTATCGGCAAGGATAGCGGCGGAAGCACTGCTGTCTTTTACCACAGTCCAATCATTGGTGCTATCTAAGGCTACACCCGTAAAGTCATCCATATAGACAACTTGATCGGGCCACGCGGCGATATTCAGTCCTTCAAGAGATGCGCGGGCCGAAGAGAAAAGAACGGGTCCTGAAAAATGTGTTTTTGCCATTTGGCATTCCTCCTTACGAAAGGTTTCGCCCTAGAGTCTTCGTAAGCGTCTGCTGGGCCAGTCGCTAGGGCTAAGTAAGTCCCAGATGAGATGAGAGGGGGTTGCCCCCCTCTCCATCCCAGAATTAGGCTCCTGGCGAACCAAAAATGCCGCGAGGATCCGAAAACCCGAAAGCGTAACGCTCACGGGCCTTGTACCGAACATTTCCGGTATCAAAGTCACCCTCCATAGAAGTACGAATAGCTGACCGGTTGAACCCTTTAAGTCCATTCGGAGCATCCGTAATAATGAAGAAGGCGTCGGTGTCCGTGAGGAAATGGTTCACGAAGTAACCTTCCGGCAGCATACCCATGCTACGAATAGCATTGATATCGTTGTCCGCCGTTCCTGTGCGATAAGCCGATTCCAGAAGCCTGTCTGCGGTGAACTGAAGTTCTTTGGGAACAATCAGTTTTGTACCACGAACGGCAACCTTCAATCCGCGCTCATCCACGAAACCGGCAATATCAATAAGAGCCTGTTCAAGACTGGTCTCATTGAGGTCCGCTGCGGTGGAAAGTTCGTTACGGAACGTGTTTCCATTAGCCAAGGGGTGTACGGCTGAACAAAGTTCAACCCCGTCACCACCCGTCACAGTGCTATCAAACGCATTGTTAAGGACTGATGCAGCCTTAATCTGCTTTGTTTGACTCATGCTACGGGCAAGAGCCCTCGTATATCGACTGGCAAGTCGATCATACAAGTTATCTTCAATAGCTTCCTCGGTGATTGAGAATGCCAGAGCAATCGTCTCCATGGTATAACGAGCCGTATAGACTTCTTGAGCATCGTCAAACGATACTGCCGAACCCTCTGACTTCGTTGGCGCGGTGCCAAACCCGGAAAGCATTACCTCTTCTTCAAAGGCGCGATCCGAAGTTTCCATGGTAAAGATTTGCTCATGTTCACGATCATACTGATCGTATTCCAAGCCAAACAGTGCGTTTAGGCCGGGTTCCAACTCTTTTACGAGTTGTGCTCTACTAATAGCCATTAATCAACCCTCCTATACGCCAGTGGTTGAAACAGTGCCGCCTGCAATAGCACCATTCGGGCTATTGAAGCTGTTGTTCAACCGCACAATCATTGGAATACCTGCCGCTGCAAAATCCTCATTACCAGGGTCTTCTTGCCAACCCATGATACGAAGGTTCAAGTTAGCGGTGGTGTTGATCGTGCTTACCGCCAACGTAGCTGAAGACATCCCAGTGGTACTGCTTCCGCTTGTGCCACTAGCAAAGTTTGCGTTAGCAAAGACCGCAGCCCTTGCACCCGCTTCATTTGTGAGAGATGCATCCGTAGCAATTGCAAACAATTGCATGGGATCATCAGCAACGAATGCTTTAACAGGGTGATTACTATCCGCACCGGATCCAGGCCAATGGTTACTAAAGACAGGCTTTCCTGTCGTACTAGAAACATACTCGCAACCCATGAAAGCGCCTACGAGACCAACAGTGCCACCTGCCGCAGCGCCCACGATGTCAATAAACCCCGTAGAGAGGGGAATGACGGGACTGCCTTGGAAGATTTCATTGCTGTTACCGCTTGCAATTTCATATTGGGTATAGCCCGAAACACCAGTGGAGTTTGAGTTTTGGCCCACTTTAGCGATAGGCCGCAAACCGAATGCTCCATTAGCATTTGCCATGTTCTACACTCCTCTACATAGCAAGTTAAACAAAACCTAAGTGTTCTTAGGTCCTCCAAATGTAACACGCGACTGACGCTCCGGTTTTTGAAGCGACATCGAATGGTGCTGGTTTTCCTTCATAAGATCGTTATCAACCGCCGCCATAGCATCAGAATTCATCTGATTAAAATAATGACGACGCTCTTCTACGATCTCCTCTGGAATACGAGCCAGCAACAATCCACCAACGCCAAAAACACCTTCGTAGCTTCCGCTTTCAATAGTAGGCGCTTCAAAGTCCGGGTATTCGTCTTTCCTCACAAGTTCCCAACCTTCCCGTACACGGGCAGACAAGTTCTTGCGATCATCGAAACCCCGAACCTCCGCGCGAATCCAGCGGTGAACATAGCCATCTGGCGGAGGAGGTGCATCCAATAAGGATGGTGGTTTCCAAGGTTGCCGTCTGGGTTTAGCCGAACGGGTCTTAGATGCGCGAGGAGTTCTATCTAACTGTTTGTCGGACATCATCCTGCTCCTAGCGTTTTATGTTTCGCGTACTCATTTAGAGGAACTCCCAACTTATTAGCGATTGCAACCTCGCTAGGAGTTAACCTCACTTGGGTTTTGCGTCCCGTGCTACTGGAACGAGTGGCAGATGCTACAGCCTGTTGGGGCCTTCGCGTATCTGAAGAGGTCTCGACCTCACCGCTAAACTTATGCGGAAAAGCTTCCCGTATCCTCTTGTCTAGCTCATGGTAGTACTCAGGAGACTCTGTGTCAAAGCCTTCTTCCTCTACGATCTTCTTGTGAATTCCAAAAGCCGCGAAGGTCATGGCTTCGTCAGATCCGAACCATTCATTCTTTTCTGCCCAAGCTTCTGCTTTAGGATCTGGTCTATTAGGAACTTGATTAGCTTGAGGGACGGGCTGTTGAGCCTGCTGCTGATATTGAGCCTGCTGTTGTTTGGCCGCAGCAACGCGCTCTTCTTCAATAGCAAGACGCGCTAATTTCTTATTTAGTTCAACCTGGGCAGACGTATCGTTCGTAGCGATTGCGGTCTCTAGGTCTTTTTCTAAGGACTCTGTCTGAGTGGCTACACGATCTCCGTACTCCTCGACATACCCCTTATCCAAACTTTGAACACGATCTTTCAGTTGCGCGTTCTCGGCCTGTATGTTTTTAGCAAAATCTATTGCGGCCTGCTGCTGGCGTTCAGCTTCTCGAACTTTGTGAGTAAGCTTATCAATGCGCTTTTTGACCTTTTTGCTGTACTGCTCATGCTCTTCTAAGTCTTCCTGATCTTCTTGATTTACCGAATCTGCCTGAAGCTCCTCAGAAGCAACTTCTTCCAGATCTACCGTAATCTCTTCACCTTCAGCGGGAAGATCTACAACAAGGTCTTCGTTCCTCTCAGCCATTTCTTTCTCCTAAATGTGCAGGATATCTTCGGGATCCTGTATTACAGCTATTACTTCATCGTCATTAAGAATACGGACCTCTCCACCATCTATCTTAAAGCGAGAACCCGCATATCGACCAAACAGAACCCAGTCTTTTTCTTTACACCATGCTCCACTTGGAAACTTGCTCTTATCGTCATAGGCAAGGGGACCAGCCTTTAGTACAAAACCACAGACAGTGGCTAAAGCCTCCCTATCAACAACAGCGTCAGGAAGGAGGATTCCACCCTCGGTCTTTCCCTTTCCTCTATATGGTAAAATAAGAAGACGCCACCCCGTGGGAGAGGGCATCCTATCCAGAACACTTCCGTCAATTTTTTCGGGGTCTAGAACCTTTTCCTCAATGCTGACGTAGGCGTCAGTTAAAGAGACCAGATTATCTGTAGTCTCAGACTTTTCCATCATGAATCTGCCTTTTCTAGGATTTCTCTTAACTCCTGACCTATATAATCTAAAGACTCTATATTGCCAACAAGTTGTTTGTATTCATAGAAATCCTTAACAACGCCGTCTGTCATCATCTCAGAAACCCTGGACCGTCTCTCTTGTATAACCTTAAAAAGGTGTTCAGCTAGAAGAACTCCGTCCATTAGCACTTCCACCTGCGACGAGCCTGCCGAATACGAGAGTTTGGATTGTTCCTAGTCTTGGCAGAAGATCTTTTAAGTTGACCAAGAGATCTAGCGCAATAACTCTTGCGGCGTTTCGCTGCGGCACTTCCTTTCTTTACTTTTCCAGTAACTGCCGTTTTTAACTTAGATCCAGGGTTTGCTCTACGGTATGCAGCGACTCCTTTTGCGGTCATACCAGCCCCAGACTTAGTTGGCCTATAATTGGCACCCTTACCTTTTGTTGTCCTTCGTATAGGATTTTCTTTTTTCCTAGCCATCTCAGTCACCTTCTGAGTAAAGATTGTTAAAGGTTATAGAGGGGTCTAGATAGGATTCATGAGCCTCGGCAGAGTGTGTCCACTGGGAGGGCATAAAATCAGGGGCTCCCTCCCCAGTTCGCCACAAAGCAGGACTAGTGGCACGGACCCGATTATTGGGCAACGCAACAAAGTTACCGGTCCACGGGCCTGCATCGGTCAAGTATATCACATGCGACTGCTTATGCTGTGCAGGGTCATCTGATATGTCACTATCTGTGTAGTCTACGGTAAATAAATATCTTCCAGGATAGAACTCATTGTCTATCTTACAAAGCCAAGGGGAAGAGCTTACTCTGTCCATAACTATCACACTATGCGTTCTAGACTCACAATCCCACGGTTGACACAAATGATCCTCCATGGGCTCCGGCCAATTATCCAAAGGTATATCTGCTACAAGAGCCTGAATGGGCATCCTTGCCCACATGGCTCCTCCATGCACATTGTCCTCTGGACCATCTTCAAAATCTATTTCGCATCCCGTGAATACAACCTGAAAACTCAGAGATCTATCCGGAATGGTGTTTACGGCGAAAGCCATAGCATGGATAAATTCACCATGATACTGCGTGTGGTTACACGTAAATTCTTTGCGTACCCAGCATTCAAAATGCGGTACGTTGCTTATTAAATATGCCATTTATTTCCGTCTTTTGACGGCACCTCCTCTTGCCATAGATTTCGTGCCTTTAGACATCATGCCTTTACGTGCCATGCCACCGCCCATCATCTTCTTGGCTTTGACGGCACCTCCTCTTGCCATAGATTTCGTGCCTTTACGCATCATGCCGCCGCCCATCATCTTCTTGGCTTTGACGGCACCTCCTCTTGCCATAGATTTCGTACCTTTACGTGCCATGCCACCGCCCCTCATCTTCTTGGCTTTAGCAACACCGCCTTTGGCGTAACCTTTAGTTCTCTTAGCCATAATCAACCTCTCTTTGATTTTCCAGATTTAGATTTCTTTTTAACAAACGTTGCTACGTTTGTTGGTTTCGGCCCTTTGTTACTGACCGCTCTCTTGCGTTTTACCGCACTCGCCTTTTCGCCCTTAGACATCTGACGCGCTTTTGCAATAGGGACGCATTTCGGGTACTTACGTTTGCTGCCTTTAGACTTTTTCCTGCCGCACGGCTGGTACTTACCGTCCTTCTTAGGCGCACCTATATCCACCCACTGCTCACGCACCCATTTTCGTAAACTCATGGTCGTCGCCTACGAGGTCCCGCAGAACGGCGTTTTTTCGACGCCTTGGTTTTCTTCTTTTTCTTTCCCCCAGGCGTTACCTTTCCACTACACACGGCGCTTGCATACATATTCGCATACGCACTTGGGTAAACATCAAACTTACGCTTTGCGGCAGCTTTCCCTCTTGGACATAATTTCGCCATATCAGTTCTTCTTGTCCTGTTGCCATGCACGGGCCTTAGACATAGCCCTGTTTCCAAACCAGAAACTAATTATAGCACTGAATATTACGCCATCTGTTTCTTCACGCCAAGCCATGTCGATAGCCACAGTCCAATCCAAGTTCTGGATGGCAATCATAGCATAGATCATAACCCCTTTTGTCGTTAAATAGGCTAAGAGGAAAAGGTAAGTGACAACAGGACGGACGCTGCCGCGCAACCCGTTGATAAAAGCTCCAGAATCGATAGACTTATCATGCTCATACAATCCCTTCGTTTCTTCTATCTCGGCCTGCGCGTCTAGCTCTGCTATTTTTAGTTTAGACATCTGATCGGCGTACTTCGCCTTTGCTTCAAGCATTTTTAGCTGATGCGCGTCCGCCTGTTTTTGTTTAAATATGCCTATAACTTCTGGAATTATAGAAGTTCCAAAGCCCAAAAGACTTCCTAGTAAAGATATCATTATATCACCGGTCCTTTCTTTGAACTTAGGACCCTCAAGTCCGTTCCAGCCGCCACGATGCAGGTGGTATCATTAACAATTCTGGTAAGAGTCCACCCTCCATTTGGTCCTGCATAAATTTTTAAGATAGATCCATCCGTGGAAACTCCTCTGAGCAGGGGTCTTTCATTAAAGGTCTTAGCTAGAAACCCTGTCATGAGTTCCTTTTTAGCGCAATTTGGTACAGATGAAGCCTCTTGTATAAAAGGTTCATTTACAGGAAGTCCCTGCTCTTTCTGACGTATTTCAAAAGTAGATAGCGAATCCGTAGACTGACAAGCGGATAACAGTAAGGTCAAAAGAACCACTGCACGGGGAACCATTACCCATCTCCATTCATCAGACCGCGTTGTTTGTCTTTTAGCTTCTCAATTGCCTTACGGACCTCCAACATGTCCGTTTGCAGCCTTGTGATATTTACGCCATTGCTCATATCTTTTTCTATTCGGCCCTGAATTTTTTCAACTTGACCACTCAGATGCTCTATTAGGAGGTATTGTTCTTGATCTGCACTAGCCTGACCTAGCTCTCCCCTCGGCCATTTAATACGGAACTCGTTGTTTTTAGCAATATCAGCCTGTAGTTCTTTAAGTCCAGTCTCCAAATCTTTGGCAATCAACTGTTCAAACGTCTCTAACTTGTTCAAGCGTTCTACAACACCAAAGTAGCCCCAGACCCCTACACTCACCGCCGCAACTATGCTGATCAAATTTCGTATCGGCATAGAAATAGCAGAACTGTCGCTGACCCTTATCTGGTCACTTCCCCTTCGTCCTCTGGGCGTCTCTTCCGCCATTACTTCTTACCAAGATGCTCAACAGGAAGCCACTTATCGCCGTCTTTACCTGCATCAAACTTACGAAGCACCAACTTTCCCTGACCGCATTCCCAACGGGTGCCAACTGCCGTTCCTTGTGAGCGCAGTATCTTACGCTTTACTTTCAAACACTCGGCCATGCCCCCGCGAGGAGTATACTCTTTCAACTGACCAGATATAAACATGTGCAATATCCAGCCAGCAAAGACCTTTTCGTCGGCCTTGGCGCTATTGCCAGAAAATGTGAAACAGCAGAAGACCAATAATAATGAGCTTGCCGTAATCGATGTTCCAAATCGCATTGTTGCCACCAAACGTGTTTTCCCACCAAATAAGTATCTTATCCATCGTTCTTCCTTACAGCCTGTCGCCAACGCCATGCCAAAAATCCTAAACTGGCAAGCAACAGCAGTATGGACAAGCTTGTCTCTATAAGACCTAGCCAAGATGCCGCTACAGTCACGCCACCGGGGGTTATAGTTATAAGGTCTTTTGGTTCCATTACTTGTTCTCCACGGGTGGATGTTTCCCGTTATGCGCGTGTACAAGCTGATCTAACTGTTTTGTTAGCCACTTTACGTCCTTCTGAAGCCCCTCAAGCTCTCTGTGCAAAAGCTTTAGTTCTGTTGGAGAATTTATACCTTTAAGGGTCATCACTTGATTCGCAATTTTTCCACGTTCTTGCTCCGCATTATCAAGCCTAGCATCAAACTTCTCGCGGGTGTCTTCTGCGCTTTTGATATGGTCTTCAAGATCATGCATGACGCGACTAAGATTACTCTTCACCACGGCATAACCACCGGCTACGGTAGCCAGAACCATAATACCTTGTATCGCGTGACTTGCTCCGAGTTCCATAACTATCTCACCGCTGGTCCACTTGTATACGCCCACCACAGGAACCAAGCAATGCCTCCAGCAATCAATAGAACAGCTATGCCCTTACTAATTTCTATTAGTATTTTCTGACGTTTCTCTCTGCGCTCCTCCGCAAGAATCTTTTCTTGCTTTTCGCGTTCCTTTTTTGCCGCGACCCTCTTCTCTCGCTCTGCAAGAATTAAATCCCATGTGCTCTTTTCTCCCACAGGCACAGGCCACTTACGATTTATCTCGTCACGAAGATCATCCAATTGCTGCTTGAGTTGTTTTTCTTCAATGATTGCAGCCGCAGCCGCAGACATAGATGTCTCTGACCCATCGTCAGATGCACGTTTTTGTAAGATTTGTTTATTCTTCGCACCGATAGAACTACCGGGCGATTTGTTTTTGTTCTCTTCGTGTGCTTCTTGCGCGTGAAACAACGAGTCAATCCCGTGTGCAATCTCTTGCACACCTCGCGCACTCTTAACCAGCGTCTTGGTAGCCGATATGGCGGCGGCTATAGTTAACGGGTCCATTAGCGTTTTCCGTTATTGGACATGTACGCTGTCATGCCCATGTATGCCCCCACTACCCCAGCCTGCCCAATATAGAATAGCCCGAACAAGTCGGACAGAGCTTTAATGCGAGTGTCTGGAAAAATAGGCAAGAATACCAGTGCCGTGAACACCAGCATAGAAATCATCGCTACCCAAGCCATTCGCCTCTGGGCGTCAGCTTTTTCATGCCTGTCCAAAACTTCCGCTAAAGCAAGCTCTTGGTCGGAAACCACACCGTCTCCATCAACGTCAAGCTTGTTGTGGGCGCTATCGTCTTGTAATTTCTTTTGAGCCATTCAAAAACCTAACAGCTTTTATAACTACCGCCTCTAATTGCCTCACCCATGCCACGATTCTTGCCCGTGGAAACAGATGCTTTAGCAATGTTAGGTGTAGCCTCTTCTACAGGGGGGTTATACGGAACAAAACCTTGATCATCGATAACTTGTCCGTCGCGAACACCTTTTTCTGACTTTGCCATAACAATTATCCTTGTTGCTTCATGATTTCGCGTTCTCTTGCAGCCAAAATACGGGCGGCGGCTATATCTTTAGTTGCCTGTATCCTATCTTGACTGTTTTGAGAGTTTTGAGCCGCTTTTTGTTGGTCTAATTGCAATCTTTGCTGATCCAATCCCCCCCTCCCCTT